CTGTTAATTTTGTAACCCAATATGTTTCACCTGCACTGTCAGTTGCTGCAATTCTTGCTTCGCCTTCTGTTGGTGCTGTAGCTACTAAACTTACTCTACCAATTCCTTGTGCTGTTTCTACAACATATTTGTTAGATCCAACTTGTTTAACAATGTCGCCGGTAACTGCTGAGCTGCCGCCTGTGCCGCTGATGTAACCGGCTGCACCGCTTGCTGGAATATACGCAGTAATGTTAATAGAATTTTGACGAGCGCTTGCTCCTGCAGTCAATGCAATAGTAACACCACCAGCACCACTTGTTAAAACAGTTGATTCGCCACCGCCTGCTACTGTATCTGTTACAGTAATTGTTGGAAGGGCTGTATAACCTGAACCTGCATTTGTAATAACAATAGCTGCAATATCACCTGCGCCGTCAATTGTTACTGTGCCTGTTGCTGTTTCGCCACCTGGAATTTGAGGTGCGCTAAAAACTGCCGTTGCGCCAGTATTCATACTGGCTGCAATTGGTGCTGCAATCGTTACGCTGGCTACGCCTTCGCCACCGACGCCTTCGCCGGTTGATTCAAGATTAGTTTGTGCAAAATATTTTTTGTGTATTGGACGTCCCATTTGTTTTCTCCTTAAAGTTGACGTTCTAGGTCTACGCTGCGGGCTACAGCATAAGTCCGATTTAACGGCTCATTTTATAGACAATAGTATTTATCAGATAAAGAAAAAGGGCTCCTAAGAGCCCTTTTTGTTGTTAACAACCTTTTAAGGGTTGATTAGCTAAACTTAACGCTAGCTGTTGTGATTGCAACTTTACCTAGGTAGTCAGCTGCATTACCTAGAGAAGAAGCTGTGTTGCTTAGTTCAACATAACCATAACGTGTCATGAATGATACGACTGGTTCGAATGTTGATGGATCTAATACAACACCAGAGCTCATTAGAGGAACGTATGGGCAGTAGAATGCTGCTGCATCGCTCTCAGAGCCACCTTTGTAACCAATAAGAACATCATCAGATGTTGCATATGTGTTTACATAGATCTTCATTGCATTGTTTAATGTACCAACAAACTTGGTGTTTGTTGGAGCTTCAAATGTACCTTCTGTTGTACGAGCAAATGCGCTAGTAGTAGCAGACTGTAGAATTGTCAATGCTGTTGGACTTACAACGGCCCAGTTACCAGCGCCACGACGTGTACGCTGAGCAATTAGGTTAGCAACACGGTTGATTTGAACAGCAAGAGCTGCGTGCTCGTCACCAACAAATGTAGCTGTACCGCTTACAAATGCCTGATTGTAAGTTTCTGTAGCTGTACCTGCTAGAACGCCTAGAGAGTTTAGAACTTCTTGATCGATTTCAGCAGTAATCTCTTGTGCAAGAGCAGCCATAATTTCAGCTTCGATATCAATACCTTGCTGAGCTTGTGCATCCTGTGCAGCTTCGAATGTCCAACGAGCACTTAGCTTGCGGGTCTTAGCTTCAACAGTTTGCTTTAAGATTTGAATGCTCATTCTGTTACCAGCTGCACCTTCTAGAGCGGCTGTATTAGCTGCCTTAGGTGTGCCACTGACTTCATTACCAGAATAGCTTTCTGCAATCTTAAATGGGCTGAATGCCTCTTCACCAGCTACAACTCCAGCACCGGAACGTGTGTCAGCATAGCGAACACGTAGAGTATGGATTTGACCAACTGGGCCAGTCATTGGTTGTACACCAACTAGTTCGTTAGCAATAACGGTTGGCATAACGCGACGGATTACTGGAAGAATCACGCGGTTTAGGGTCGCAACGTTACCAGCGGAAGTAGCACCGGCTGTGGCACTTTCTGCTAGATACTTGCGAGTATTTTCTAATGTGACAGCCATTGTTGAACGCTTAACGCCTTGTAGGCCTTCTAATAGGGCTTCCTTGGTCTCGTTCCAACGGCTTGATAGTAGTTCAGACATTTAATTTCTCCTTAAATTTTTAATCCAGCGAGCTTACGAATTTCAATGATGTTTGAATCAGTCTCGCTACTACTTGCGCTGTTAGGAATTTTATTTCCTGTAATTTCTTTTGCCTCTACTAGAGCCTTACGTTTTTGTGGTTGTTCACCGGCAATTACTGCTGGTAAGTATTTGTCAAAACTACCACGTAGTTTTGTAGTTTGAACGCTTTCTAAGAGTTCTGTCATAATAGCTTTTTGGTCTCTTGCGAGAGGGGCTAGTAATTCTGACATAATTTCTTGACGCTGTTTACTTTCCACTAGTGCCTTAACTTCGTGTTCTTTGCTTTCTGCGAGTTGACGTGCTTGTGCAGCATCGTTCTTAGCTTGTGCTAAAGCCAACTCTTTCTGGTCTATAACCTTGAGCAATTTAGCTGTCTCAGATTTCTCTGATAGATAACTGGTTTGATATTCATTAGCAAATGCTTCAAACAATTTACGTCCAAAGTCATTGCGACGAGCTGTTTCAATATCTTCTTTTAGCTGTCCGATCTCTGTAGTTAGAGTCTTTTCAACTGTAGATTCTACTAGGCTTGCTGCACGACGGATGAATTGTTCTTTGACTTTTGCAAAAGCCTCGCGGCCTTCTCTAATCAAACGCACTTTTGATTCTGCAAGTTCTTGCTTGTCTGTATGGAACTCGGCGATTTCTTGTGCTAAAGCTTCTACAACGAACTGTTCAAGTTTGCCAAATTTTTCTGCCATTTGCACTTGATCTTCATGTAACTCTTTAACTTCAGTAGCTAGTTGACGAATAATGAATTCCTTCATTTTCTCGGCATCTTTTTTAGCTTTCGCTACAACTTTTGCCTTAGCTTCTGCTAGTTGGTTACGATCATCTGCAAATTGTGCAATTTCTTCACGTAGTTGGTCGCCCAACATACGATCAATAGCTTCAACCATAACTTGTTTGTCATGTTCGTAGCGTTGTGCAAACTCTTCGCGTAGTTGTTGAGTTACTTGTGTGCGATTTTCGTCAATACGCTTTTCCCAAGCAGCCTCAATTTCTGCTTTAACGTCTTCAGAAATCACATTGTTTTCAAACAGAGATTTTAGTGCTTCCAACATGTGATTCTCCTCGTTATTGGAGTCCGCCTATTATTCTTAATAGGCTTTCTTTTAGATATTTTTGCGCCTTAGGGTCGCCCTGCACTTCCTTTGCTATGCGAAGGCTACTATAACCGCCACGATTATTCATGAGGTGTTCGTAAATGGGTGTAGGATACGCTCCTGGAGCACTTGGTTGAGCTACTACGTCTACCGTAATAATCTCAAAATCACTCACTTCACCGGAACCGTCTTCTTTGACGTTTCCGGATCCGCGTGAACTAACGCCTAACTTAACACCACTTTCTAGCATAGTTTTCACTAGCTGTCCCATAGGTGTAGGTAGGATTTTTAATTTTCCAAAACCGTTGGGGCCATCCATCCACATTTCTGTGATCATATGGCTTACACGATCAAGGTTGATTCTTAGGTCATCTGGATGATCTACTTCGCCTAAAACTGAGTATCCACCACTAATTTGGTCGTTCAGGGTCTTGACAGCCCTGCCAATTTCATTAACAGGATAAACTCGCTGATTTTGATTCCTAACGCCACCTTGAATGCAAATACCTTTCATATAAAGATTTTTGCCGTCTTGGCCGTCGGACTCAACGACCATTCTCGCTTGATCAAAACTCAAATTTTCACGTAAGTAATTCATCTTCTTACCTGATTACTTTGCTCTTTTAGGAGCTCCGTTCAACGGGCTGTTTGTGTCAGCACCGCTTTCTGCTGCGCCTTTCTTCTCTGCGCCATGACCAGGTTCTTTCTTCTTGAATGCTGTTTTACCAGCATTGCCGCCTGGAACATTAATGTTACCAAAGTTTTCTTCTTTGGTACTTGGGTTTAGCAAACCGCCTTTGGTGCCTTCACCTTTAGCTTCGCCTCCCTTAGCAATATTAGCAGATGTTCCGCCCATATTGTTCTTACCAGCTACAATAGATTTAGTATTGACGCCGTCATCTCCACCCTTAGGTGTTGTTACTTTTTCAATGTATTCACGCATGAAGTTGTCGCTAACGCTGAAGCTGTCTTTCATTTCTTCTTCATCGTCGCCCATGTCGCCCATGTCGTCACCGCCCATGTCGTCCATTTCGTCACCCATGTCTTCTTCGCCGCCCATTAGCTTTTCAAATTCAGCTTTTAGGTCGTCTAGTGCGTCTTCTAGGTCAACTACGCGATCTTCTAAATCGCCTTCGCCTTCCATATCGTCACCTTCTTCGTCTCCAGCTTCGATGTCACTCATGAAGTCGTCTGTTGCGTCTCCGCCGACTTCTTCGTCATCGCCTTCCATGCTGAAGTTTTCGTCCATTTCGTCTTCTTCACCAGTTTCAGGATTTACACCTTCAACTTGTTCTTCGTCGTCTTCGTCTTTAACTTCTTCAATTTCTTCGTCGTCTTCGGCAGACTCATTGAAATCTTCAGATAAAATTTCTTCGTAGATTTCACGGCTTTTTTCAACGACTAGTTGATGAAATAGTTCTTTTGCTTTATCCTGTTCTTCGGAAATAAGGTATTCGAGCATCTGCTCGAACTTGCTTCGATCAGTCATGTTTATTCTCCTATTAAGTTGCAAGGCTGTCAAATATATTTACATATTATTGTAATAATATGCTTAAAATGGTGTGATTTTAATGAATTTTGATATTAAGCGGCAGGTTGAGCTGGTGCTTTGTACATTTGCTCAACAAATTCTAATTCTTTTTCCTGTTCGAGGATGTGCTGCTCAGAGGCTTTTCTTAGCTCGTTTATCTGTTTGAGTGTTAATCTTGTTTTACGTGTGTCGCCTTTTGACAAAGATGTAGAGTCGCGACTAGGATTATATCTCAAATCGTTTGAGATTTTTTTAGCATCGTCATCAATATAAAACAATTCTCGAAGTATCATGTTAATATTTATGCTGCCGGGGGTGTTGTTGCGGCTGGTGGAGTTGCTGCGGCTGGTGGAGTTGCTGCTGCTCCTCCGGGTGCTGCTGCCATATCAGGCGGAGCGTCTGTGTCAGTTGCAGATGCTGCATCACTTTCTATACCAGCTTGACTTACACCTACACCTCGCAATTCACCTGAACTGTCTGTTACCACAGGAGAACCTTTGCCGTTTTCTTCTGCCCATAAGCGTTCGTTTTCAGCAATTTCTTCTTCACTTAGACCTAGATATCGTTTAAGAGCAAAACGTTTGGCAATATAAGGCTGTTGACTAATAGTACCAAATGTATTAATACGTTGGTTATCAAGCTCTGCTTGACGATAAGTAGCAAAATTTTGTGGGGGTTGGAACTTTAATTCAAATAGGCTTGAATCAATGTTAACTCCGCGATCGTATAGATAAAGTTTAAATTCTTGATCGAAACAATCTTGCATTAAACTTTGTAATCGCATACAATAGTTGTTAAACCGCAGTTCTTGAATGTATGCTGTGCCAACGCGACCGTCGTTATACTGAGCTTGGCTATCATCTGCACCAGTTGGCAGATAGCTTGAAGGAATTCTTAAACCACGGAATAACTTGTTAGTAAAATACTTTAAGTCATCAATTTCACCTAGATTAGTACCGCCTGGAAGTGTTTCAACTTTACTACCGCGACCTTCTGCTGTTGTTGGAAAGAAGTAATCTTCATTGATAGATAACGGATTATAAGCACTGTCAATGACATTAGTAGCGCCACCGGTTGCACTAGGAATGCGACGTTGATGTATTTCGTTTTTAACACGCTCTACAAAGCCCATTGCTAAGTGACTAGGCATATTTCCCACGTCAATATAGAAGATTCTACGCTCTGGAGCACGTTGAATACGGTATATTAGTATAGCGTCTTCCAACAATTCTTTCTGTTTAAACACCTTAAAAACGTTTTCTAACAAGCTGTTACCAAACGGAAAGTTGTTGTCAAGACCTTCGCTTAGACTTAGATGAATAACATGTTTAGCTTCAATTGCTAGTTCATTTTGTAGTGTTTCAAATCGACTGCCGCTAGAACTTGATGCAGGATATGCACCAGTCATACCTCTGGCGGCTTGGCCGCCAGCAACGTAGGCAGTACCTCTGTTATTAGTATTGGTAGTATTTGGATTAATAGTAGTTACTACAAGATCTTGGAAATTAGGATTTAGATCACGAATAACATACTGTTCGGGCTCTTTACCTTCACTTTCGTTTACAATAATTTTGACAATTTTAGCAGGATCAATATAGACCCACTTTTTATTTTCAGGATCTCGAATAAAGAAACAATCACCGTATTTGAATACATTACGCACAATACGAAATATTCTTGTTTCAAACTGTTGTAGTTTTGTCCACTGTTGTAGATACTCTCTTAAGATTGCTATTTCTGAGTTAGTGGCTTTATTTTTAAAAAACAAATGAAATGGTGTATTGTTTTCTCTGTTTTTTTGACTACAGAATTCAGCAATAATGTCTAAGGCAGCATTAACTTCGCTGTCCATATCCATAGTATCATATTGCAAATATCGTTCAATTCTGTTTGGAGCACCTGTATAAACATCAGGGAGGAAACTAGAATAATTTTTTCTAGCAGGACCCATGCTACTTGAAGTAGCTGTTGTCAACGGGCTTGACGGCGAATTATTAACAGGTACAGGTGTAAAGTATTTTTTCCAACTCATTTTTATCTCGCTAACACATTAGAACTATTTGCTCTAGTTGCGTTGATTTGTTTTCTACCAAGCTCTTCAGTTTGACTCAGAAGTTTCCCCATAAACATATTTAATGTTTCTAGATTTTTAACGACATCATCTAGAGTAGCTGCTTTACTGCCAGCTGCTGCTGGTGCTGCTGCTGGTGCTGCTGCTGGTGCAGCAGTTCCTGCTGCCGCAGGCCTAGTTTCATTAGTTTTGGTTTCACCTGCTTTCTTTTCTTCAACTGCTTTCGGTATTGCTGCCTGTGCAGATCTAAGTTGCGGGCCAAATCCTGGTAAATTAATTTTACCTAAATCTAATGATTTAGCTTTTGGTTCAGCATCTACTTTTTTCATTGCCCCTTCTAGATCTCCAAACTCAGTGTCTGGGTACATATCTTCGGCAGCACGTTTCATAGCACCTTCTAAGTCGCCAAACTCAGTGTCAACGTCTTGTGCTACTTTAGCCATAGCACTTTCTAAGTCGCCAAATTCTGTATCTG